AGCATTCACAGTTGCTGTCGATTCATAATCATTTTCTACTGTAAAACCTTTTTCATAATGGAAAGATGGGTCTGCATTGAAACCATTTAAAGACCAATCAATATCTATCCTACTTCCTGTGCTTAACTTTAAATCATTGTAAGCTGACCCATCTGCTTTGATTCTTTGTAAAAACCCAAAAGTGGAATCATCTACACCACTATTTGAACTGAATGTAAAAGCACGAGGTAAAGAAGGTAAGTGAACTTTTGTTCTTCTTGATTTTTTAGTTCTACTTTTGTGGTCAGTTTGGTCGTAAGAAATAAAATTGTTTGGGTCGAAATCCATACTAAATTTAGATGGTTTTATCTTCATGTGTAACCCAGCCTTTTCTACTATAGGCTCTCCTGAGCCATCAGTATTACCCTCAATCCACGATTGCCCAGCTGTCAGCTCATCCGTTGCTTTTTTATCTACAACCTCTAAAACTTTGCATTTTACTTCTTCTCCTAGAGCTCCATCATCATCTCTTTTAACTAAAAGCATGGTTCCAGGCTCTACTTTTCCTATATTATTACCTTCTAATGAAATCCATCTGTAAACTCCATCTTCGTAAAAAATTGTTCCAAATAAATTGTAGTAAACTTCTTTATTTGTTTTTACAAAAAACTTATATCTATTAGCCCAAAAAGGTGGTCTGCTGTTGATTGTTATTTTTGCTCTATTTTGCTTCATTGAGTTCCCAACTGGAACAAATATTTCAGAAGTTGACGTAACGCTTTCTTTTGGTAATAAAACTGAAGTATATCTTCCAAACTCATCTAAATATGTAATACCAAACTCAAAACTTCTATTACTTTTCAACGACAGGGTAGAGCCTAATGCCGCAAATGAAGCAACTGTTGTGCTTTGAAATGTAAACTGGTTTTCTCTAATCAACTGAAACCCTGGGTTTGTGTTATCAGTGTTATCAGCTGGTGTTGTGTCTATAGTAAATGTAATTTTTGGAGCTTTTAAAACGATACTGGTAGTCGAAGATGATACTAGAGTAAACTCTCCAAATTCAGTAGATAAAAGATTCGTTGGGTTTGTAACAGTCGCTTGAGCAGCAAAATTTGAATTTAATGACTGCAAGAAAATTGCAAAATCGTCTGAATTTACAAAGGCATTTACACCAGAATAAGTAGCTGTAAGAACTGCTCCTGCTGCAAAACTAGCACTACCATTTCCAAAAGCAGCAGATAAATACGTATCTTCAGGTGATGTTAAATCCACTCCAAAAACCAACTCACTATTTACCTCGAAAATAATATTACTTACATCTATTGTTATATTTTGGTTGCTGTTACTTAGTGTTGTTGTAAGTTGAGTTGCATCAATATCCTTTGAGTCTAATTCAACATTATAATCTATTTTTATCGGTGGAGTTTTGTCATCATTCGTTTGTTTCAAATCATATTGAGAAGTTGTATTTCCAAAAATCAACCTATCTTTTATAAAATCTTGAGTTTTTGCAGTTAAAGGAACGTCATCAAATATTCTAAACAACTCATCGCCTGGTAAAGCTTTAAATATTTTTTTGTTGGTAAATTGATATGTCTTAGTCATATCATCTCCAAAATCACTATCTGCTTTATTAATGCTTTCAATTACATAAACGGTATTTTGTTTAGCAAACTTGAAACATAAATCAATATCTGTAACTCTTTTATCTCCTGTGTTATATTGTATGTTGTACCCATTGTAAAGGTTTACCATTCCTTTGTTTTCCATGGTTCCAAAGTCAAGCTTGAATGGTGATGGATGAAATTGATAGTTTGTGAAAGATGATAACGCTGAATATTGACCGTCCAAGTACTTGTACCTGTAGGCGAAAGCAAAAAAGTTTTCTTTTATAGAATTTTCTGTTTTATCATTAGTAAAGAAAGGAGTAACTTTTGGAGCTTCAAATGGTGGCTTTCTTATCAAAGAAATATCATCTTCTTCAAACCCATTTGGCCCATAAGATATAGCTCTTTCGATATTCACTAGTTTTGGTGAGTTCAAGCCATCTGTAAACAGTAATATATTTTGTTTCTTACTTACATTATATATTACGTTACCGTAAACCTTGTGCATCACATCAAACTTCAATACGTTTGTAGATGCTGCCCTTGTGTCTTCTAATATTGTTCTTTGAAAATTACTTTGTGTATCGTACTCGAAAACATAACTATGTCCAACATTGTTTACAACAAACCAATAAATTCTCTCTGTGGATTCGTCAGTAACACAACCTATAACTCTCGGAGAACCTGTAACCCCTATATTACTTAATTGTGTATTTCCTTCTGTAGGTTGAATCGCTCCTGCATCAGCATCTGCACTATTAACAACTCTTACATTTAAAGCATCAGTGTACTCCCCCTTTGGTACTACTCTCTCGTCGAAGTCTTTATTCATTCGACCTGCGGAAAATATATTTTTAATTTTCATGCTATTTTATCCACTTATTTTTACCCTTTAACAACTGAGTAAGTTCTCCTAGTTTTATAGAGTTGAGTCTAATCTTAGCGTTTCTTAGTGATGCTGAAGCTTGCTTTTGAGCCCTTCTTACTACAAACTCTTGAACTCCAAATTTACCTTTTAATATTGTGGAAACAAGGTAATCATACATAAAAGTTTCTGCAAGCTTATGTATTTTTATTTCGCTTTCAGCATAACCATATAATCCATCTGAAACATATTCAATAACTATATTTTTACCCTTTAGATTTGAGCTAAATAAAACAAATCCTTGGTCTTTATCTATTAAGTAGCTACCATTACCATTTGTAGTAGCTGGGTCTAAACCATATCTACCTCCAGCATGCTCTCTTGTAGGTTTATCTACATCACCCTCTGTTCCTGTTCTCCAGTTTTCTTCAACTACAGGTGTGCCTCTCAAAGCATTATCATTGTTATCGAACAAAATGTTTTTGTGAACAGTACCATCTTGTAGATATGATTTTGGTGTTGAGGAGTTAAAGTTTTGATTTATAGTAAATATCATTCCATCTTCACTTACATACCCTACTTTCACTAAACTGACAAAGTCGTGTGGTAATGGTATCTTAAGAGTATCAGGAACCTCAAGTTCAAACCCTTGTATCTCTCTCAGAGCATCATAATGAAGCTCCTGTATAGCTCTTTTTGCGTGGAATATAACTTCATATCTCTCTACTTTATTTATTAGTTTGTCATCTCCAACATAGGTTAGTAAAAAATTATTTATAATATCCTCTAATAACATATACTGATAAGTACCCCAATTATCAAACGTAGGGTTATCACCACTGTTAGTGTAATATTCTCTTTGTGTTATTGATTGTCCTATTGTCGGCATAATTATGAATTATCTAGTTGAACTTCTTGTTGCTCTTTACCCTGCGTAACAGTTACAACATCAGCTTCTCTTATTGCTAAACCAGCATAGCCACATATCTTGATTACTAAATCTATTTCATGAGCTTCTGATATCTCAAAAGGTGTACTTGTACTTGCATTATAGACAGGGTCGCCACCTACAGTGTTATATCCCCATATAGGGTCGTTTGGCTTTCTAATATAGTTTATTATCAGCGGTAATTCACTTCCTTGCGGTGTTGTTGCTGTGTAATTTATAGAAAGAGGTCTAGCATAGATTCTTGAATCTTGCTGGTAATATATAGGGTATGTTAATGATGGCGTATTTAAATTGCTATCAATAATCATATCGAATTTTCCTTTCGGTATTTCTTCTAAAACTTTTCCGTTATATGTCAAGTTGATTAACCTGTAAAAATTATTTGGAAGGTTAAAATAATCTCTAGCTTCTCCGACACTCGCCTGACCACCGTCTTGTACGTCGTTATAAGTTAGTGTTGCTGAAGTTGAAAAAACATCAATTTTATTTCTTGTTTGTACTACTATATCTCCATAACCTAATGCTCTTTTTCGTGTATTTTGAAGTTGCATTTGTCTTGCATAATCTCCAAAATACGATTCAAATATTTCTAGTTGAGCTAATTTAGCATATTGATTATACTCTAGTGGTGATATATACCCTCTATTATCTTTATTTAATAAAAACAATACTGTGTTTCTTACGCTGTTAATCATGAGTATATTTTTTACAAAAATAATAAAAAAAGGGGCTCAATAAATGAGACCCCTCTTTACCCTTCCACGGTTTCTTCTAGTTTTATAACTTATTGGTAATGTTTTGCATTACATCTAAACCTTCGTCTGTCTTAAAAAACAAAGCTAAAGCTGAATATACGTTCTCTCCAAAAGGAGCTACCATTACTGTTTTGTTTTTATCTCCAGCCCAAACTACTGTTCTTTGGTCTCCTTTTAAAATTAGAATACCTTCTTCTATAGCTCTAACTGCTAGGTTTCTTAGTTTGAGATTTTCATCATTTAATAAGTTGTTAAACTCCACAGGGTTGTTTCTAGCATATATAATCATATCTCTCCTTAATTCTGAAGATGTTAGATTGCTAACCCCTGACTTCATAACTACTCTTGCGATAGCTTCTAAGTCACTAATATCTAAGTCTTTTGCTGCTACTTGAGCATCTAAAGAAGATGTTAAATCTTGTACTTGTTTGTTTGCGTCTTTTTCTGCATCAAACTCATAAAACTTCTGATTGAAATCTGGATGTAAATACAAAAACTTTACAAGATTTGAATTGTATTCTTGCACCATTAATTTACCATCTTCGAAGATTATAGGTTCAACTGTAGCCAAACCATCTTGCTCATCCACAAAAGGACTTGTCTGATTAGTAGCCCATCTAAGAGCTCTATTCATACTGCCGTCAAAATATAAAAGAGGTTTTGAATTTGAATGTTTTACAGGCAACATAAACCTAAGTGGTCTTTTGTTACCATGTAATAGAAATATTCTAGGTTTGATTTCTAGATTTGGGTACACCGTATCATACCCATACGTTTTTTTACTTTTTGTCTTTGCCATTTTATTAAAATTAAATTAAATTAAAAAGAGAATAGGGAGCCGAAGCTCCCCTATCTCAATAAATATTACTGCATTAAGATGAAGTTATTTGCCCCCATCGTAACAAGACATCTCTCTGATAAGAAGTGTACTTGCATTGCATCTAAGTCACTACTCATACCAGCAGAACCAGCAGAACCTGTTACCCAGTTTTTATACTTTCTGTCTTCAGATGCAGATTGTCTGTATCTTACGTGTAAGAAAGGTCTCTGAGCGTTTTGTCCAAGTACTTGGTCATAAACTGTCATAGTACCAGCAGGTACAATAATACCATCAACACCACCAATGTTACCTCTTGTAGAAGCATCATTTAGGTATTTCCAGTCACTCTTATAAAAGTCATATCCAATTCTGAATCCAGAGAATCCAAGATTTAATGCCATGTCTTCGTCATTGTCAAATAAACCATAAGAAGCTCCTGAAGAACCAAAGTTGTTCTGAGCTGCTAATACTTTATCAATGTCGAATCCTGTTCCTCTGTTGACGAACATTACATTCTCTTGAATTGCACCTTCTTTGTCTAAAACTTTTGCAATATCTTCTAAGTCTAATCTAGCGTCGATTGTACCAGAAGTTACATTACCATTGTTTTCTACTTCATAGAAAAGACCTTTAGTACCTTTGAATCCAGCTGATGCAGCAGCAGAACCATCCGCAGCAGGAACACCTTCAACCATAGCTAATTCCATATAGTCTTCGAATCTTAATCTACTTTCATGCTCTGATTTCAAATACCAAAGGTATCCAGAAGCACCGTTTTCAGTTGTTACCTCAACCCATCCAATGTGAGCTAATTCAGAACCAGAAACTTCATACTTCTCTTTTAAGATGATAGGATTGTTTTCCTTCGCTGCGAAATCTGCATCGTAAGAGCCATCCATACCATTTGTTCCTTTTTTGAATTCAGAACCATATACGAACATAGAAACTGCGTCAGAAGCTGAAAAACCACCAACCGCAACTAATGTCGCTAAATTTAAACAAGCAACATCAACAGCGTCAGCAGCAGAAGCGTCAGTTACAATTGCATGTAACGTAGGTCCTGTTCCGTCAGTTTTCTTGATGATAATTGTTTGTCCATTTCTAAATTTGTGTGCAGTTACAGCTAAAGTGTTACCGTCTGTGACAGTACCTGTAGCTAAAATATGCAACCTTCCTTGCTCACTCCACTTAATTAAGTCTGAAGAACAAGGTAGCTCAGCGCTTACCATTCTTAAAAAAGAAGCTACAGAACGATTTCCATATTTTTCAAACTCCTTCTCATATAAGTCAGGTAAGTATTGTTGAGCAAACGTGTAATCACTACTCCCTAAGTAAGATTTCTGTAGTACAGATTTTACTGGAGCAGGCGTAAGCGAAGTAGAACCACCGACATTTGATATCGATGAACTACCGTCAAAATTAATACTTTGTGCCATTTTAAATAATTTTTAATGTTTATACTTATTTCCTAATTTTCAAACCACCGCTAAAATCATTAGAATCTTGTAAGACTCTAAATTTCGGCCCTGGTTTTGATGCTTCTACATTTGTTCGAACATTCATGTCAACATTTTTGCCATCTCTAACTACGTCGTTAACCGCATCTGCTTTGCCTTGCTCATAAAAGAACTTAGCGTAGCTTTCTGGGTTCATAGCCATTGAAAGCGCTGTATGATATTCTTTAGCTTTAACTAAATTTCCATCTGCATCTAAGTATTTTGAAATAAAATTACTTAGGTCAGATTGAGCGTTAACTGTTTGTTCAACGTCTTTTGGCTTATAAACTAATTTTTTATCTCCCAATTTGAATTCAAAACCTTTGAAATCATTGTTGAAATACGATTTCGTATTTTTAGTAAACAGCTCTCTACTCTTTTCTTCTTTAGCCTTAGCTCTAGTAGACTCATCACTGTATTGCTTATAAAACTCTAAAGCTTTCTTATAATTTTCAGGAACATTCTCGGCACTTGACTCAAGAGGAGCATGGTATTTATCCTTTATATTACTAAAGTATTCTTTAGCTTTTCGCAATTCTTTTTTCATAGCTAGAATTTTACCTCGCTTTACATTTTCTTCATCATCTTTTTGATAGCCAAATTCTTGACCCATAAGATAATTGATATCATCTGTTGAGTATTCTGGATTTACTTGCGCCATATAATGACCTATTAAATCTATATCACTCATCTTAGAATAATCTGCTTGCGCAGCGACAAAGTCAGCCATACCTCTTTTCGTGTCGTTTTTGTACGCAAGGTATTTTTGTACTTCTTCTGGTAATTCTACCTTATCTTCTTTATTTGAAAGAACGTCTTTTAATTGAGCTTCATCCATGTTATATGTGGATGATATATACTCTTTTATAATTTTTTCTTTATCCGTGAGGTCTCTTTCTTCAGCTTTTACTTCTTCTTCCTGAGTTTCTTCAGATTTCTTTTCTTCTTCAGATACTTCTTCTTTTGCCTCTACGTTTTTTTCAGCTTCATCCTTAACTTCTTCCTTGACTTCTTTTTCGGATTTAGCTTTTTCTTCTTTTTTTGCTTGATGCTGCTCTTGAATTTCTTCAGGAGTTTTAGTCAAGTCTACTTTGAAGTCAACTTGTTCTTGATTTTCACTCATAGTTGATTAAATTAAATTATTACAAATTTATACAAAATTTTTACATGTTTTGGCCACCCTGTAGTTTAGTTAGAAGTGTTGCTAAACCAGCTTGTTCTTCTTCTGGTGGAGGTGCGTTTTGTGGTGTAGGTGGTTGCATATTTTCTGGTTGAGGCTCTTGCATAGGCATTGGGTTATTTTCTTGACCAGGAATCATAATAGGTTTTCTCTCTTTTGCTCCAATTAAGTTTAATCCTGCTGGGCCAAACATATTACCTCTGGATGTAAGTTGCTCTACTTTTGATTTCTTTTTTGCAAAGTTTTTAGGTGGAAGGTTTTGTTTTCTTTGTGCAATCATCTCACTTTGCTGCGTTGCCTGTAGTTCAGTCCTTTTGTCTTTTCTATCTTCCCTAGCTGTTTCTCTCCTCGATAGATTTTTAGAATCCGCTTTTTTAAGCTCCATATCATACTCAAACTTCAACTTCATCATTTCTGCTTCTTTTTCTGCTTCTGCTTGCATTTTTTGTAGTTCCAGCTGTGCTTTCAATTGTAAAAGCTCTGCTTCTCCTTTAGTCTTCATTTGTTCTTCTTGCATTCTACCCTGTGAAGCTGCTTGTGCTGACTGCTGATTAGCTTGTGCTTGCATTTGAATGTTCATTTTCTGCTTTTTCATATCAGCTTTTTCTTTTCTACTTTTTCTGATTTTCAACAATTGATTTGCTAAAGAGAAGTTTTTTACCTCTCTAACGTCTATTGCGTCAGAAAAATCTATCATTTTTGCAGCGATAGCTTGTTGTAAGTTGTTTTCTAAAACTTGCTTTTCTTCTTCATCTGGCTCTAACTCTATGTAAATACCAAAATCATGAAGATGCATGTTTTTCATTTCTGCTATCATTTCCATATTGTTTTTTCCAATCATCCTCGTAAAATCCTCTACGAAATCTGAATACATAAGAATATCACTGATTCTGCAAGACATAGCTTCACATAATCTTTTTGTGAGCGATACACCTGAATACAACACATGTCTTGTGGCTGTATTAGAATTTAATGCAGCTAATTTCTGTATACCAACCAATGCATTTTTGTCAGGCATACTACCGTCCCTTGCTTCATTAATACCAGTTACAGAACGTATCATATTCAACTGATAATTATACATAGTTATCAAACTATTAATTTTTGCATTAGACCCACTACTAGTTAATTCTTGTATAGGAACTCTAGCATTATTAAACTCACCGTCTTCAGTGTAGCTTCTTCCAATAACAGAACCTGTTTGGAAATACATAGACAAAGCTTCTGATGGGTTGTATGAAGCACCGTTTCCTAAATCAACACTATTCAAGCCGTCTGCATCAATAAACACACCATCAGGTATCATTTTAGAAACTACTTGTTGTAATTTCAAATGAACGAGTTGTATTTGGTCTGCAAAAGGTATCATTCTTTTTACTAAAGAATCAATATGTCCTTTATCCATTTTAATAGCACTAACCAAATATGGTGGAATTGTTTGTTGAAAAGCTGACTTTGGTCGAACCATGTTTGACATCAACTGCCACTTCAGTATTCGATTAGTTCCTAAAACCATAACACCTTCATACCAAACATCTATTCTTCTTGCTACTCTATCAAATCTCGCTTGTGCTGTTGACGGTGGATTGAAGTCTGCACCTTTTTTTAGAGCTTTTTCACCGCCATTCATAGTCTTTTTGACTTTATATATAATTTCTTTGTCAGTTTTGTAGCAGAAATAAAGCAATGATACATTAGACTTGTCTAAACCGCTGTTTGTTTGCAAGTTAATTGTGCTTCTATAACCATCATGTCTACCAGCAAGTTTAGATATTTCTTCTATTTCTTCTTGTGTAAGGTTTGGATTTATTTTTTTTATCTCAT